ATGGCCCGCGGTTCGGATCCTGATCGTGTGCAGGGTAAAGCAGGGACGAAAAAAACCAACCCTAACAGGTTGGTTTTTTTTGGGATTATTTGGTCGGCACGAGAGGATTTGAACCTCCGACCCCCGACACCCCATGACACCGATAGAAATATGCTGTAAGCCGCGCCACGTCTGGTGTTGCTAATGGTTTGACTGTATAAACAATCAGTGCAAATAATGCAAAATCGTCGCTATATACATCAATAAGTTAGACACAGTTTTTCCCCAAGCTTTTGGTTCAACCTGTCTTAATTTCACCATGAGGAACTACTACCCAGTCGATATGATTTTGGGTATAGATCTTCGTAGATTTTGCATCACTATGGGCCATTCGACCTTGTGGATCGATACCACTTTTATCAAAAAGAAAAGCCGCCAAAGCTCGTATTTCGTGAAACGTGGGCCTCTCTTTCATTGCAAGGTGATCGTAAAGATGAAGATCATCGCGCACAGCAGAGAATGCCCGGCTTAGATAGTCGGGTGCCACCTGCGTTGGGTGAGTAACCTCTTTGCTTGGCTTTACACTCCTTTCCGGGATCCTGTGAACAACAAACGGGCTGGCGATGTTGTCACGACTACTATCAATAATTCGCTTAAGTTCTTCGCCGATTGGAATAGCCACATGTGAGGCTTCCTTCTTTTGAACTTTTTGCCGATGAATATAGAGCGTGCCGTACAATCCATTTTCTGGAGTATCGAGCCAGACGCATCCACATACACCATTTTTTGGCTGCTTTATTGAATAACGGATCCGGGATACCTCAAGTCGTGCGTGTGTTGTCTGCATAGCCAAATCCATGGCTGTTTTCAGCCACAGATCAGCAGCCCTGTGAATTGCCTTGAAACTATCCAGCGATAAACGCTGACGCGCCTTCTCATCTACTCGGCGCATCTTTTTGCGGGTCGCCGGGTTATCCATCATGAGCGATTCATCTACAGCATATGAGAACAACTTTTTAAGAAAGCTCACCTTTCTGTTCTGAACGTTCGCCGACGCATCAGCATGGAACTCGTTAATAAATGCGTTCACATGCTCAAGCTCAATATCGCAGGCCGCAATATTCACGAAAAACTGCTTAACACGTAAAGCATCGTTTCTCCAGTCTTCCAGCGTGCTGGCAGATGGCCTTTCATCTTTTATCGCTCTTTCCAGAATATGATCTACATGGTTTGAAAATGGCAATGCCTCACTATTTGTGCCACCTGATTCTCGAATAAGGCTGTCAATTGTAGGGATGCTTTCTGGTCGCATCCTGACGTTATATTCACGGGCGATAGCTATAGCCATTACACGATCTTTACCGAGTGTTTTTTTCTTACCGGTAACGAGAGTGAATTTATACACGCCACGATCTTTATCGAAAAAAAGAAAATCTGGTAGATGCCGGTATTCTCTTTTTCTTGGCCTTGCCGCCATGATCATTCCTCAATTAAACGGCGAACTTCCTGATTAATAAACGAGTCGACGCCCCATTTTTCAGAAGAGGATACCCAGACCCCACCATCGACTACCCGCCCAAGCAAAACACCATTTTCAACCCAGCGCTTGATAGTACGATTGTCTGGAACAGATCCGGCTTCGAACTCTCGTTTACCCCAGAGGCTCGCCTTCATTAGTTTGGACATGGCTAATTCCCCACTTAGCCCGGCTGCACCCGGGCGTTAATCAATTAAGCCGGCTCTGCACGCTTATGCCGCTCATAGAACCACTTATGCAATTCCATAAGCTCTTTGTCGATAGATTCATATTCTCGGTCAAAATACGCCTGGGCGTCTCTTTCGTCTTCATCAGGCAACTCGCCCGGACCAAATAGCGTGTTGAAAATCCAGGCCATACCATTCTTCGCATCGCCAGTTGTACGCCATTCGATAATTGCTGCCTTCATAACTAAAAGGTTTTTACCGAACATCCGGTCAGTCTCTTTAAAGCGATTACGTATATATTCGTTTTCGTCTTTAAGTTCGACGAGCCGCTTATCAGTGGCTGGCGTCAGAGGTAGACGCGTTGACGCATAATCATATTCAACACCATCGTTCACGAAACACTCTGTGTTGATGAAACTGAGCAGGTTAGCGTTTTCGCTTTCAAGCTGGCGGCTCCGTTCCATAGCTTCCGATAGCGCGACGTACGTTACATCAAGGCGTGTTGCCATTTCGCGCAGCAAAGCCGCATCGGCTTCCTCTAGGAGGCGTGCAACCTTGTATGCCCGTGCTATCAGTTCTTTGACCGTCAGGCGCATGTGCGGGCCTCCTCCAGCTCATTGAACCGGTTCATAAACAGACCATAAGCCTGTCCCGGGCGCAGCGGGATAATCTGGATAAGATCCGATGTTGGTATGCCAGCCAGCATCGGCCACACGGTACCGTCATCAAGATCAAGTTCGCGACGCTCGGTTGCCAGCATTGTCAGATCTGCATATTTAACTACCGGGCTGGTTTCTTCCGGCAAGCCATATTTATGGCGAATCAAGGTATCGATCCGCGCCTCAATAAAGCGATAATCAGGGATCAGCACTTTTAAAGGCGAGGGCAGATCACAGCAGTAAGCCTCTGCGCCATCATGCAGGAGTGCTTCAAGGGCGAACTCCGGTGGCACAAGCAGGCTACAAAGCACTGAGTGCTCCGCCACGCTGTAGAACTCCGGAAGGTGTCCGCCGAAACGGCATGTATGCGAAAGCGCTGTTGCGATATCCTCTATAACGATATCGTCGGCGGTGGAATTGAGGTAATCAAATTGCTTACCAGATAGTGTCTGAATAAATCCCACTGTGTTTTCTCCATATATCTGGCGCTCTGCACCGCGCCTGATTTTGGTTGCATGAATCCCTCGCCTGATGGCGATAATGAACTTGGGTTCGCTTTAATAAGCGCCCGATAAGAAAGGCACTTAGTGAAACGGGCGGCTGCCACCGCCGGTTAGTTTCTCCACACAACACAAAAGAGCACCTGTGCTTTACGCCAGCACCCGGATGGATTGGGTTATGGGCCCGTCATCCGGTGATGCTCTTGTGTGTTGTGTAAAAAGGGCGGTACCAGCGACTTCAAGGGTTAACTCTGGTACCGCCAAGACTACACACAGCAATGAAGATCCTACTTTTTGTAACTACCAGGTGGCTTCGGGCGGGGCGCTGGCGACCAACCAGCTATAACCCCTACGGTATTCACTCTCCGCGCCGTGGGTTAAACGGCTCCGTATCGCGGCTGAGTTTCTATCGCTGGTGGTCAGCCCAGCGGTGCAACCCCTCCCGAAAACACCTGTCAGCGAATCATCCGGTCATTCATACGCCATCGGCGGCTACTTCGTGGGCGTCCTGCCTGTTCGCTGTAGATGAAGTAAAATTAAACTTTAATTGCGTATTGTGCAAGTATTAAATTGCGTTACTCGCAATTTAATGGATGTTAAAAAGGTCGCCACAGCGACCTTCGGAAAAAATTTCTAAACTATCCGTGTCTTTTAAAAGATTGAGTTTGGCTGATTAAAACTTTCCCAAAAATGTAGAACCGATGTTCATTGCTTTTATCTATGCTCCATTCTCTATACTTGGGATTATCTGAAATAACAAGTAGTTGATCTGGTATCATTTGAAGACGTTTAACGTAAATTTTACCATCAAAACCAAAAACATATATTCCGTCCCCATCAAACTCATGGATGTTGACATCAACGAAGATTAGATCACCAGGTTCAATGGTGCTCGACATGCTATCGCCACGAACATTGATGACTTTGACCCCTTTAGAGTCTCGCCCTCCAAAGAGAACCGATGCCCTCTCATGGCTATATTCAACTGCGTGTATGACATCGATCACATCACTGCCTTGAATAAATCCAGCGCCAGCACTCGCACTAACATCAAGTATTTCGACCCTAAACACATCGGTACCCTCCCCGAAGGCGGCATCTGTTTTACTGTTTTTATATACAGTAGACTGATTATCCGTCGACGTAAAGAGGTCAGAAACACTAACGCCTAAAGCTTGAGCAATTCTATTAAGTGACTGTTCCGTAAATTGCTTTTGTTTGCCTGTCTCCAGACGTGAAATATTCGCAGCGTCAACTTTAACAGCCTCAGCCAGATCAGATATTTTCAAGTTCTTCGCTAAGCGAAGCTGTCTTACACGATTTCCTATGTTCATGCGTTTATTACAAGTCCTTTTTGCGTGTTGTGCAAAGCAACTTGCGCAAGTATGCAACATACAATAAAATGCGTATTACGCAAATAAAGGGGGTTTTTATGCATTCACCACTGAGAAGGATGCGCATTGCGCATAATTTTACGCTTTCGCATGTTGCGCAAGAGATACGAATCGATCCCGCTACCTTGAGCCGTATTGAGCGATGCGAACAGGTTCCCTCCGTGGAGTTGGCTGAAAGACTAGCGAAATTCTATGGGGGAGAAATCAACGAACTCCAAATTCTCTACCCAAATCGTTACCAACCTGAGGAGCAGCATTCCATGAATGGCTACTCAGAATCCTAATAGAAGAAATGTTCCTTAGTAACCACAGATTTAAGGAGTCAACCGTGGGTAATCACTGGCAAGTAGAAAAACAACCAGCCTGGCTGGTGGCCGCCATCAGACGGACCATATCAAGCCTGCCCGGTGGCTATGCCGAAGCGGCTGAATGGCTGGGTACTACCGAAGATGCATTATTCAACCGGCTGCGCGCTGGTGGCGATCAGATTTTTCCTCTGGGCTGGGCGCTGGTACTCCAGCAGGCGAGCGGACAGAAGCTGATTGCTGACGCAGTGTCTCGGCAGTCGAACAGCGTCAACGTACCGCTGGTGGAAATTGAAGACGTTGATAACGCCGACATCAATCAGCGCCTGATGGAATCTATCGAGTGGATCGGCAGACACTCACAGTATCTGCGTCAGGCAACAGCCGATGGCGTAATTGATGCGGCAGAACGTGAGCAAATCGAAGAGAACAGTTATCAGGTCATGGCGAAGTGGCAGGAGCATCTGACGTTGTTATATCGCGTTTTTTGTCCGCCAGAAAAGAGTGACGCCCGCGAGTGTGCAGCTCCGGGCGCCTTGGCGTCGTGTGCTTCTATAAGTGGAGAAACTAACGCATGAACAGTGTAACGGCAATTAACCGTTTACCGCAACTTCGGGCGATCCCGGTGCCGGGAACTCCGCTGTTTCAGTATGAAAGGATGGTATCAGGTCGCTGGGTGGCATGTAACCACAGCCGCGCCGCTGGCGTCGTGGGGGTGTATTACCGGAGGGCTAAGGCATTATGCGCGAACTTAACCGCTGGTTCAGGGACCGCCGGGGCATCCCTGTCCGTATTATCCGCTGGGAACCAGAAAGCAATCGCGTTATCTATCTGCGATCTGGCTACCCCCATGAGTGTTTCAGCCCACTCCACATTTTCAAACGTGATTTCAGGGAAGTAGAGGGCGATCATGAGCCAGATATTTGAAATCGTTCAGTCGATGTCAGGGCAGCGGAACAGCATTACCATTCCTGTGCCTTACCTCGACTTCTTCTTTGGCGATCAGCAGGCGCACGCGCTTGGTGCTGTGCTTAATCAGCTTGTGTTCTGGTCCGGTAAATCTGATCTGAAAGATGGCTGGTTTTACAAAGAGCATAGCGAGATGGCATCTGAAATTCGTGGCGTCACGGAAGACCAGGTGCAGCGCATGGTAAACAAGATTTGTACGCGCTGGTTGCCCGGCATAATTGAGAAGCAACAAAGGCAGGTCAACGGTACTAAAAAGACACATTACCGCGTTCATGGTGATGCCTTAATTGCCGCTTTGTTCCCGTCAGCGCTGGGTTCCGCAGAATCGCAGAATGGGAAACGTGAAGTCACGGAACCCGTTCCGCAGAATCACGGAACCGAAACCGCAGAATCGCAGAACCCTAACCGCGAAGTCGCGGAACCTATTCTCTATACAGATCATTACTCAGATCACCACAAACAGATCATAAACCCTTCTTGTCCCGCCGCTTCGCAGCATGACGCTGAAAAGCCGGTTGAAGATTTTGTTACCCGTCATCCTGAAGCGGTGATTTACAGGGTTGCAAAACGGCAGTGGGGAAGCCAGGAGGATTTAACCTGCGCCGAATGGATTTGGAAAAAGATCCGCAAGCTGTACGAGGATGCGGCTGAATCTGATGGCGAAGTTGTTGTGCCTAAAGAGCCTTCATGGACCGTCTGGGCTAACGATGTTCGCCTGATGTGTTCTCAGGACCACCGTACACACCGTCAGATCTGCGAGTTATTTGGCCGTGCCAACCGCGATCCCTTCTGGTGCAAAAACATTCTCAGCCCTGCCAAGCTACGCGAGAAGTGGGACGATCTTTCTCTGAAGCTGAGCACATCAGCCACCAGCGCACCGCGTGAAGATGCCGCATTCAAATCCAGTTATTCAGGCGTTGATTACAGCGCACCAGCGGGGTTCCGGTCATGACTGAGAATAAATATTGCCAGGCTCTCGAAGCATTACGCAGCCAGTCATCGCACGAGTTGAAAGAAGTGGGTGATCAGTGGTGTACTCCTGAAAATATCTTTTGGGGCATTAATGCCATGTTCGGACCGCTGGTGCTGGACCTGTTCGCCGATGAGAGCAACGCAAAATGCGAAGAGTTCTATACCGCAGAAGATAATGCCCTTAAACAGGACTGGTCCGCTTGCCTTGCTGAACTGAACGGCGCAGCGTTTGGTAATCCTCCCTACAGCCGGGCAACGCAGCATGAAGGCGAATACACCACCGGCATGCGTTACATCATGCACCACGCCAGCATCATGCGGGAAAAGGGCGGGCGCTATGTCTTTCTGATTAAGGCAGCCACCAGCGAAGTCTGGTGGCCGGAAGATGCCGATCATATTGCCTTTATACGTGGCCGCCTCGGCTTTGACCTGCCTGAGTGGTTTATTCCGAAGGATGAAAAACAGGTGCCAACCGGGGCTTTCTTTGCAGGGGCGATCGCCGTCTTTGATAAAACCTGGCGCGGTCCAGCAATGAGCTATATCAGCCGTAAGGATCTGGAAGCTCGCGGCGATGCTTTTCTAAAGCAGATTCGCCGGGAGGCTGAACGCCTGATGAAGCAAAACGTACATCATATTCAACTTCAAAATATTCCTGAAGTTATTCCCGGGACTGATGACGCAGAAGAATTACCGACAGAAGAGTCAGTTTCAGCCGAAGAGAAAGAGTTGCCGCTGACCCGGGAAGATATTCTTGCAAAAAGCGGTACAACAGCCTGGGCATGTGTCAGTGCTGCGTTCGGCAATAAACCCCTGTATACCTTCAGCGAATCTAAGTTCGGGCATACCTGGGCAGATGATTCGCTCGAAAGCCCGGAAATAATAGCTGTACCGGTAGATACCATTACCAGAGCAAAAGTTATTTTTGAAGAAATGACAAGCGCCCGGATGCTCGAATCATGGGTAAGTGAACATTGTCCTGTCGATCTTCGCATAGATATGAACGACAGATTGATCGTTATTTCAGAAGAATTCCGCAAAGAGTATCAACTCGGCATATCTGACTTTATAGCCATTGTCAGCAATCTCGAATTTATCGACCTGCAAAATGCTCGTTTATTGCGCAAGGCAATACATCAGACATTACAGGAGAGTGCAGCGTGAAAGAACTTATGAATAAAAATCTTACAGATCGCCAGCAGCTTGTTCTGGATGAACTGATCGCCTTTCAGCGCGAGAAAGGATTTTCACCCACTACGTCAGAACTGGCCGGGCGGCTGGGATTCCGATCTCCTAATGCCGCATCGGATCATCTTCGCATTCTTCATAAGAAAGGGGCTATCAGGCTTACACCAGGTGTGTCGCGTGGCATAGCCATTATTGGCGATAGTGATGAGGATACTGCGGTGTCGCTGCTCCGGTCGCTGGTGGATGGTGACGAGTACGCCAGAGAACATGCGATCGCTTTCCTCGAATCCCGGGAGGTTGAAGCATGATGTTAACTCTGCCATTCCCGCCAAGCGTAAATACCTACTGGCGCGCACCGAACAAAGGCCCACTGAAGGGCAGGCATCTTATCAGCGCAAAAGGCCGGGAATACCAGAGCGCTGCGTGTGCGGCGATCATAGAGCAACTGCGCAGGCTGCCAAGACCTACAACCGCAAGCGCGTCGGTAGAGATTATCTTCTATCCACCCGATGCCCGCCGCCGGGATCTGGATAACTACAACAAGGCGCTTTTCGATGCATTAACGCATGCTGGCGTATGGGAAGACGACAGCCAGGTGAAACGTATGCTGGTGGAATGGGGGCCAGTGGTACCGAAAGGAAAGGTTGAAATAACGATCAGCAAGTATGAGCCGGCAGCTGCCTGACTAAGTGGAGAAACGCATGAACGAACTAATCAATGCTAACACCGGGCTAACGATGTCCAGCCGTGTCATTGCGGAGCTGGTGGATTCACGACACAGCGACGTATGCACGACTATCGAACGCCTAATGCAAAAAAGAGTCATTGGGGGGTATGCGGCAATGCCGTACACCCACCCCCAGAACCAGCAGCAGTACCATCACTATGAAGTCAGCAAACGCGACAGCTATGTGATAGTTGCGCAGCTCTGCCCGGAGTTTACCGCCCGGCTGGTGGACCGGTGGCAGATACTGGAGCAGGGCCAGCAAATTGCCGTGCCGCAGTCTTTGCCGGAGGCGCTCCGTCTTGCTGCCGATCTGGCAGAACAGAAACAGAAGCTAACGGCTGAACTGGCCGCCGCGGCGCCGAAGATTGATTTTGTGGATCGCTACTGTACCGCCAGCGGATCAATGTCATTCCGGCAGGTAGCGAAACTGCTTAAGGCTAAAGAAACAGACTTCCGTCTGTTCCTAATTGATAACAACATCATGTACCGGCTGAGTGGCGCGCTCACACCTCACCACCAGCACATTGACGCCGGGCGGTTCGAAGTAAAGACCGGAACCTCTGTTACCTCAAACCATGCATTCAGCCAGGCCCGATTCACTGCGAAGGGTGTTAAGTGGATCGGCGGTATGTGGGCTGAAAATCTGGCGAAGAGGAGCGCAGCGTGAAGGCATTACTAAAACCCGATATTGCGCGCCATCTGGGTATCGTGCTGCTCAGGCCCGGCAGTGATCTGATGACAATTTTCAGTTCAGGCCGGGTGCTTGTAGAGCCGCAGCCGGAAAATATGGCACATCTGCCTACCGGGCGCGTTGCTGATGTCCGGCAGCCGCTGGCAGAAGATGACAGCCTGTATTTATTTTTCTGTGATGAGCGGGTGATCCGTGCCGCAGGTGGTACAGGGGCGCTGGAATACTGGCTTGAACGGAACGGTGGTGGAAAATGCCAGTGGCCGCACTCGGACTATCATCACCGCGAACTGGTTACACGGCAACATGCTCCCGGTGCGTTGCTGTTGTGCTGGCACTGCGATAACCAGCTGCGCGAGCAGACTACAAATAAAATGACGGCGCTGGCCCGGCAGAACGTCGTCAGATGGATCGTGGACGTGGCGCGCGTGTCATCCGGCTACGACGCCACCCGGGAGCTGTCATTGTCTGAATTGTGCTGGTGGGCCGTTTATGCTGGTGTTGCCGACGCTATCCCGGAGAATATGGCGCGCCGTGCGCTGGGGCTACCTCCTGAACTGCATCAGTCTGTTTATCGTGGTCACGATCTTGGGCCATCTGTCGATGGAAAAGAAGTGCTGGGTAAACACCTTAAGAAATACAGGCCAGTAAAAAGACAGTCTGCAGAGCCACCAGCAGCTAAACCCGTCGTAAATATCCAGGTTGATCCAGAGTCGCCGGAAAGCCTCATGCTTCGCCCGAAGCGTCGCCGCTGGATGAATGAAAAATATACCCGGTGGGCTAAAGCACAGGTATGCGTGTGCTGTGGCAGGACAGCCGATGATCCGCATCATCTTATTGGTTACGGGCAGGGTGGTATGGGAACCAAAGCGCATGACCTCTTCGTGATCCCGCTGTGCAGATCGCATCACGACGAGCTACACGCGGATACATCTGCCTTTGAAGCAAAATATGGCAGCCAGCCAGAGCTGGTGCTGAAGACAATAGACCGCGCGCTGGCTTTCGGCGTGCTGGCTTAAATTAGTGGAGGCAATAATGCGTGATATGTATGAAGTATTGGACCAGTGGGGCGCATGGGCTGCTGCTGATAGCAGCGGTGTTGACTGGCAACCAGTTGCGGCTGGATTTAAAGGCTTACTACCACATGGCAAGAAATCACGGCAACAGTGTTGTGATGACGATGGAATTATGATTGACGGGTGTGTAGCGAGGTTGCGGAAGTTTAAGCCTGAAGAGTATGAGATGGTCATTGCTCACTTTGTTATTGGTATCTCATTGCGAACTATTGCAAAAAAACGAAAGTGTTCAGATGGTACAATTAGAAAAGATTTACAAGCAGCAATGGGGTTTATCGAAGGCATTATTGCAATAACTTTCTAATTTACTTATATAGCATAATCAGGATGCCAATAATTGTTGGCATCCAACATAAAAAACAAAAGGTGCGAAGAGTTCTAATTGAAAATTCTTCATTTCTCTTTAGATTTTTAATTGCTTCATTAATTTCTTCCTGAAGCTCTGATGGATATTTTTTAAGTTTTTTTGTAAAAGGTGTAAAAATTACTTCTTTCGAATGTATTATTCTATTCAGCTGTTTATGCTGGCTTGATATGATAAGATGTACTACTAACGAAGTAAAAATAACACTACATAATATTAGTGATTGTTCTAATAATCCATCTACTTTCCAAATGCCTATAGCTGCAAGCAAAGACAATGGCGTTGTCAGAAGCTTAGTAGTGAGTTCGCTTATAGTTTTAGATGTTTTTTCAGCGAATTCAAGTTCTGCTGCCGCTACTTCTTTCCTTGCTTTATGAAAATTAAAACCGCTAAGATATACTGACAAATTATTATCGTATGCTAACCGAAAGTCAGTCCAGTGCTCAATAAGCATTTTAAAATCATAACCATTATCATTTGTGAATTCTACTAATGTGTTACGAAATATTCCTCTTTTTTCGACATGGTGGTTTACATCCTCAACCGAAAAATCGTGTTGTAATTGTTCTACTAATGTATATTCAACATCACTGTAACGAAGCATTTCTGTCGTAATTACAGGTTGTAAAATTGCTGACGTTGTTCTTCCTTCTGTACCCTGAATAAATACAAGTCGCGGTTCACCATCGCTAGCTTTCCTGTCATGATAGTGAGCTAATTTCGACAATGCTTTTATTAGCCTGCACAGACTTTCAAGTTGAATAATATTTATTGGCTTGATTTGATCATCAGAGTAGTAGTCCAAATCAACGAGGTAGTAATCCTTAGGTTTTTCACCATTTCGTACGGATGGGAAGTTAATTAAGTCAGAAATAGAGCTGTGAAAGCGATTAATACTATCTCTTGGTAATTTAATTGTGACGCTGGCTTCATTCCAAATTGCAGGAGGGGGAGATTCTTGTAATAATTTATTATCAAATTTAACTTCATCTTTTTCAATGTATTTCTTTAAAGTTGATGAAGTGATTATTTCATTTATTAATTGTGCTGAGTCATTCGTGAAACCTATTTGTAGAGTCAGGTAGAGCCCGCTGATAGGAGGCCTACCAGCTATGCGGTATAATTTTACTAATGTTTTTAAAGAAGAATCAGCACTCATTCTCTCAATCCTCACTTTCTTTTTCTTTTAAAACTCGTTCGATCTGTTGTATGGCTTCTTTTGGTAATTTCGTAAAAGTTAATGTCTCACTATCAGCATTATAGCATATATCAGCATCTCCGTTGGTACCAAGAAGTGCTTTTTCAAAATTAAAAGAAAATCCATCGCCTTTAAATTTCACATTTAATATTTGGTTTAAGCCAGTCCGGTTAACATTGAATTCAACAGGTATACGCACTTCCTCACTATTCAAGTGAGAAATTAGTTGAGCTGATAATTCCTCTCTTTTTTCATCATGTAAATAAGTCATGTGTCTGTATGCCATTACAGCTATATCAGATAATTTAGCTGGTTGATTTGAGTTACATTGATTTGCTAAATAAGTTATGACTTCACTTTTAAAATGTCGAGAATGTTCTTGTAAAGAAGGATTATTATCAAAAAAGCTTTTAACCAGACTAGGTAGATTTTTAGTGGCCTTGTTAGAGGTTATTCCTTTATCGCAACCTAAAGCCATGATAAAATATCCAGATGCAGTTTGTTGCGTAGTTGTACTGATAAAGCTTAGATAGCTAAGATCATTTTTATCAAGATCTGGTGAGTTTTGATACATAATAAATTTATCAAAGTTTATACGTGCAGCTTGGTTGATTTTTGTTAAGTCAAGTTGTTCCAGTATCTCTGGCTCAAGACTTGAGCTCAATCTTATGCCATCTTTTTGCTTGATCATACTCACTAAAAGAAAACGAACCCCATCTCGAACGTAATCTGCAAAAACTATAACACCACCAGAGGCCCATAATTGCTTCTCGGCTTCAACTGCTAATTTTTTCATTATTTCAACAGTTAGATCGATAAATTGCTGTATAGAAGGGGATCTTAGGCTGACATAGCCTTCGATAGCATCGGGAACAGGGCCTCGCTCTGTCAACTCTTCTTTAAACACTCCGTAGTAAGCGGAGTTGCCTTTTTTTCCATATAAGTTATTGATTTCGTTTACCAATCTCAAAACAATATCATTTTTTTTATCAAGAGTTGAATCTCTAAACTTAATTTTTTTAACCGGATTCATCGGTTTCTTTGCTTCTTTTAAAAGCTCATGAACAATAATGCTATTCAATGTGAAGTCTGTCACTTTTTAACCCTTACCATTTTTATAGGCTTGAAGAAAAGCTAACGCGTACGCAAAAAATATCATAATCTGTTAAGGGTGGTTACAAAGTTGCATGACTTATTTAGCAAAAATGCACATAAGTTGAGATAACTCACGTTCGACCTCACCAAACATCAATTTTATCCTTCTAATCCCTTTGATAAGCATTCAGCATTGAGGGAGTAATACCCTTTGTAATGCCAGATTAAATCTATGAAATGATAAGGCCTACTCCATAAGCCGACATCACCAGTGATAATACTTGCTCGCCGCAACCTGCTTCTCTGAGCAGGCCTTTTTTACCCATTTTTCCATACAGCGTTTCCGGCGGAGGTGGAGATGAAATGCATGCCAGAAAAAGACCCCGGCTACTGAGCGAGCCTGGTATCTTGGCTTTACAGCCACAAAACAGAATGGAGATATGCAGGCGTCGCGGGCATGCTCTCTCTGCTGTGTAGTGCCTATGCCCAGTCCTCATGGAATAAACGTATTCTTGGTGCCGTGTCGTGCAGCGTACTGGCTTTTTTCGCTGCGCCCACACTTCAGGTGGTTGATGGGGTAAGGAAAACGATTAAAAGGCTATGATTAAAACAGTTGGGCCCTGATGACTGGGTTTGCGTTTCGCCAAAATTTGGAGTATCCGCATTCATTCCTAACCTAAATTAGCCATGTATGCTAAAGTTTTTTGTCCTTATTAAATGGTTATCGAAGATGCATAAACTTGATTTTCGTACATGGAGAGTGTTTTAAGGTTGTTCCTTTACCTAATAGCGATGAATATATGCTTGTGAAGCCGGGCGAGAGATTTCGCATGGTTTTAAACATAGAGGCATTGCGCTGTGCTGTGCGCAAACACTACAGATTAATAGAACGAAAATAAAAAACTAATCCGATCAGGCTGCCAACAGGCGGCCTTTTTTATTTCCCTACGAACAGTACTCCGACACAATCGGAGATAAGAGACATGTCCCATATGAGCAAACTCGTAACCGGTGTCGCGCTCGGCACTTCCGGCGGCACCATCCTGAACGGTGTTCTGACAAAACTGAGCCCTGATGAATGGAGTGCTGTCGGCGTGCTGGCTGGTATCGCGGGCATTCTTATCACCGGGCTTATTAACTGGTACTTCAAACGAAAGGTCGCCAACGCCCAGGTAAGGGCGCTGGAGAAATACGGCCCTACAGTAAAAGTTGGAGATAACTGATATGCCGATGACCAGCAGTCTGCGTAATAAACTCATCGCTGCTGCGGGCGGCGGCGCGATGCTCATCGCCACTATTTTTCTTGGCGGTCATGACGGTGTGGAAGGGCGAAAGTATGTAGCCTACAAAGATGTGGCGGGTGTCTGGAGTGTGTGCGACGGTCACACAGGACGGGATATCGTCCGGAACAAAACTTACACCGACCGGGAATGTGATGCCCTACTGTGGAAAGACCTGCAACCGGCAAAGCGCACCGTTGACCAACTGGTAAAGGTGCCGGTGGGCGAATATCAGCGCGCCGCGCTCTACAGCTTCGTTTTTAACGTCGGCTCCGATGCGTTTTCCAAATCCACTCTTCTGCGGAAACTCAATAAGGGTGACCATGCAGGTGCCTGCGAAGAGATGCGCCGCTGGGTTTATGCTGGTGGCATGAAGTGGAAGGGCCTCCAGAACCGGCGCGAGATGGAGCGTTCCATGTGCCTGGCGGAAGGTAAAAATGACCTTTAAAGCGAAAGTCATCGTTGTGCTGGTTATCGCTGGCCTGCTGGCGGCGCTCGGCTGGGCGGCCAATCATTACCGCGATAATGCCATTGCCTACAAAGAGCAGCGCGATAAGGCAAAGGGCGACTTGCTGCTGGCTAACGATGCCATCAGCGATATGAAGGTGCGCCAGCGCGACGTCGCCGCACTCGATGCGAAATACTACGGAGAACTGGCAGATGCCAAAGCGAATATTGACCAGCTTGAGCGTGATGTTGCTGCTGGCCGTAAGCGGCTGCAACTCAACGCCACCTGTCGAACGAACGGAGCGACCGGCACCACCAGCATGGATGATGGCACCGGCCCCCGACTTACTGACGCCGCTGAACGGGATTATTTCACCCTCAGAGAGCGAATCGAAACCATTACCAGTCAGTTAGCGGGTCTGCAGGAATATGTAATGGAGCAATGTCTCAGGTAAAAGCAGCGCAGGGGGGGGGACAAAAAATTTCCCTTCCAAAGTGAAATCCAGAAACTTCAGAAGGGAGACCAATAGGTCATCGTTACAAAGTACAAGCGCAGCATATAGTAATACTCACAAATAGATACTGTTATTAAAAAAAAGACATCAACTGTATCTTTACTTTTATCGATAAGTGACTTTTACAGGTGATTTCAACCAGTTTATAGATACAGTTGGGCACACCTCAAAGACGAATCGGGAATGGATCAGTCAAGAGTTAAGTTCTTCACATGTCCTATCCCTGAGCCGCCGTGAGAAAGCCATATACAGGTGAAAACCGTAACTTACCTCTGGTATACGCATAGCTCAGTAGAAGAGGATGTCGGAAAAGCAGTCTGTAAGCATGATGGGCGTGAGGTATGAACGGGGATAAATGATTTGATTTAATTAATCTGTATTTCATTCTGTAAAATATGAAATTAAAATTTGGTTAGAAATAGTTATTTAAATGTTACGTGCTTTATGTGTCATGCCTGTAATATTTGGGTGCTAATTGTTTTCTTCAAATAGTATACGGTTCTTAAACGAGCTAAAAGTATCTTATGGTAACTATTTTCAGCTTATTATGTATTTGCTAGGATTTGTTTAGGCAATAATTTAATCATGTCATCACAGAGGGTTTAATTATGGATTGTGTGAACATAACCTTATACGGTACAGATGGCACAACTGTTACCTCAAGCAGAAACTGTTTTACTGAAGCCCAGGTCGAATCTTTTTTTAGTACCGCGAATGACAATGGCTTATTAAAGAACGTCAAAGCAGTCTGGACCATTTTCAACGGTGGTGTTAAAGGACCTTCTGGTAACTTTCCTGATTGCAATCCACCATGGCAGGGTCTTGCCAATCTCATGAAGCAGGTCCTGCAGGTAAATGGGTTTGTTTATCAACCTGATAGTCCTGATAACGATGGCCCGGGGGATGGCGGAGGATTATTTGGGGACACTGACGTGGATGGCAACCCTATCAAGGGCGAAGACGGTGGTGAAGGCGGCGGCGGTGAAGATGGTGGCGAGGGTGGAGATGATGATATTCCAATTCTTGTCCCGGATGAATAATTAGCGCTACTATGTTCAGCTTTATATTGAACTGAGAAATTGATTTGCGAAAAATCTTTTTGTATTTTCGATTTTAAATCATTAATAACTATAACTCAGTAGTTTTTTGGGTGCTCCAACTTCCCCACCTCTGCCACCTGCATTCGCTGGTGGCTTTTTTTATTGGAGCATATATTTTCATTATTTCCCGGCTTGCGCTTCATCTACCCGAGTCGGTATTGTCATTACAACGCATAATAGCGCTGATGCTCTTAGCTGGGCACTGGACTACCATCTGAAGCATTTATCTGCCAATGCGCTGATAGTGGAGATCGATAATGGATCGCCATCGGCAAAGTGGTGTTAAATGTGATCAAAGAGCAGAGAAAGTCAGGTGGATTGCTGTATCGGCAATAATGAGTGTTTGGGCGTTTAAATGACCATGCTCTAATAGTGACTCTTAAATGATAATCATTATTATCTATTGGGTCCTTTCCGGCATCTCGAGTAATTACGGGGCGGCGACCGCGCAGGTTTCCGCTATTTATGAAAATTTCTGAGTTTTAGTCACTTCCGTTCTTCTTCCCCATAACCCGTTGTTTATCCTTGTAAACACTATCAAAAAGAAAGGAAACCAGAATGGCTGTCCTGGACAGAAAACGCCGTGATCGTTTCCGTTCTCCGCTTTTGCTCAAGGAGTGCGCATGGAAGTTAATAAAAAGCAGCTCTCCGACATATTCGGCGTCAGCGTGCGAACAGTTCAGAACTGGCAGGATCAGGGCATGCCGGTTTCGCGGGGTGGCGGGAAGGGTAATGAAGTTCTTTATGAGTCAGCCGACGCGATCAGATGGTATTCCGAGCGGGACGCAGCCATTGAAAATGAGAAGCTACGAAAAGAGGTGGAAGAACTGCGCATCGCCGGTGAATCCGATCTGCAGCCGGGCACCATTGATTATGAGCGGTACCGTCTGACCCGGGCTCAGGCGGATGCCCAGGAACTTAAAAATGCCAAAGAATCCGCTGAAGTGGTGGAAACCGCTTTCTGCACGTTCGTGCTCTCACGTATGGCCGGTGAAATAGCCAGTATTCTTGACGGGATCCCCCTGTCGGTGCAGCGGCGATTTCCGGAGCTGGAGAATCGTCACATTGACTTTCTGAAGAAGGATGTCATTAAGGCCATGAACAAAGCAGCGGCGCTGGATGAAATCATACCGGGGTTGCTGAGTGAATATCTCGAACAGTCAGATTAACGGGCTTCAGTTCTCGGCACGTGCCGGGCTGCGGTCACTCTTCCGGCCCGAGCCGCAAACAGCGGTAGAGTGGGCAGATGAAAATTATTACCTGCCAAAAGAATCAGCCTACCAGGAGGGACGATGGGAAACACTGCCTTTTCAGCGTGCCATCATGAATGCCATGGGCCACGACTACATTCGTGAAGTCAACGTCGTCAAATCTGCGCGAGTAGGCTATTCAAAAATGTTGCTTGGCGTGTACGCCTATTTCATTGAGCACAAGCAGCGTAACTCCCTGATCTGGCTACCGACCGACGGTGACGCTGAGAACTTTATGAAATCGCATGTCGAGCCGACCATCCGTGATATTCCTCCCCTGCTGGCACTTGCGCCGTGGTATGGCAAAAAGAACCGCAACAATACGCTCAGCATGAAGCGATTTTCTAACGGGCGTGGATTCTGGTGCCTGGGCGGTAAGGCGGCCAAAAACTACCGCGAAAAATCAGTGGACGTCGCCGGGTACGACGAGCTGGCAGCATTTGATGAAGACATTGAGAAAGAAGGCTCGCCTACTTTCCTTGGTGACAAGCGTATTGAAGGCTCGGTGTGGCCTAAGTCCATAAGAGGATCCACACCGAAAATTCGCGGTACCTGCCAGATTGAACGCGCCGCCAGCGAATCTGAACATTTTCTGCGTTTCCACGTTGTGTGTCCGCACTGCGGGGAAGAGCAGTATCTTAAATTTGGCGACAGAGAAACGCCATTTGGTTTTAAATGGCTGCCGGGCGAACCTTCCAGCGTCTATTACCTTTGCGAACATAACGCGTGCGTTATTAAGCAGCAGGAACTGGATTTCACCGAAGCGCGCTATATCTGCGAGCGTACCGGTATCTGGACCCGCGACGGCCTTGCCTGGTATTCCTCGACAGGAGAAGAAATTGATCCGCCTGACAGCGTAACGTTCCATATCTGGACTGCGTACAGTCCGTTCACAACGTGGGTGCAGATCGTCAAGGACTGGATAAAAACTAAAGGCGACACAGGCAAGCGTAAAACGTTCGTCAACACCACGCTTGGCGAAACATGGGAAGCAAGGATCGGCGAGCGTCCTGACGCAGAGCTGATCGAAGAACGCAAGGAGTTGTTTCACGCCCCGGTTCCCGATCGCGCCGTCTATCTTACGGCGGGTATCGACTCCCAGCTCGACCGTTACGAAATGCGTGTGTGGGGCTGGGGACCCGGTGAAGAAAGCTGGCTGGTGGACCGGCAAATTATCATGGGGCGTCACGACGATGCGCAGACGCTGGAAAGGGTTGATGACGCTATCGGTAAAACCTACTACCGGCGAAACGGTGTCGGGATGAGTATTTCCCGCATCTGCTGGGATATCGGCGGCATCGATCCGACCATTGTTTATAACCGATCCAAAAAACACGGCCTTTTTCGTGTGATCCCAATTAAAGGGGCATCTGTTTACGGTAAACCTGTTGCGAATATGCCCCGTAAGCGCAATAAAAACGGCGTTTACCTGACGGAAATAGGTACCGACACGGCCAAAGAACAGATTTATAACCGTCTGACGCTCATACCGGAAGGCGATGCACCCATGCCGGGCGCGGTGCATTTCCCCAATAATCCCGAAATATTCGACCTTGCCGAGGCCCAACAGCTGACTGCTGAAGAACAGGTAGAAAAGTGGGTTGGGGGCGAAAAGAAAATACTCTGGGACAGTAAAAAGCGGCGTAATGAAGCGCTTGACTGCTTTGTTTATGCTCTGGCCGCGCTGCGCATCAGTATTTCACGCTGGCAGCTGAACCTTGAATCGCTGCTGATCAGCCTGCTGGATGAAGACAACCAGCGCGTACCTAAAAAGACCCTGGCGGACTATGCCCGGGCATTATCCGGAGAAGAATAATGGCGACACAGACTGAACTCGACAGCGCGCGCGCTGCGCTGCATGACCTGATGACGGGCAAACGGGTTGCGACAGTGCAGAAAGATGGCCGTCGGGTGGAGTTCACTGCCACCTCCGTCAGCGATCTGAAAAAATATATTGCCGAACTGGAAAGCCAGATTGGTATCACACAACGTCGCCGGGGACCGGCAGGATTTTACGCATGAAATTGCCAGCGCTTTTAGGACCAGACGGCAGAACATCCCTGCGGGAATACGCCGGTTATCATGGCGGGGCCGGAGGTTTTGGCGGCCAGCTGCGCGGATGGAATCCACCCAGTGAAAGCGTGGATGCCGCGCTTTTGCCTAATCTCGCCAGGGGAAACGCACGAGCAGATGATCTTGTCCGTAATAATGGGTATGCAGCAAATGCCATACAGCTTCACCAGGATCATATCGTTGGTTCATTTTTTCGGCTGAGCCACCGACCCAGCTGGCGGTTTCTGGGTATACGCGAAGAAGAATCGCGGGCATTTGCGCGTGAAGTTGAAGCAGCCTGGAAAGAGTTTGCTGAGGACGATCACTGCTATATCGATGTTGAGAGAAAGCGGACATTTACCATGATGATCCGCGAAGGTGTCGCCATGCACGCGTTCAATGGTGAGCTTTTTATGCAGGCAGCCTGGGACAGCGGCGCGTCGCGGCTCTTTCGTACCCAGTTCAGGATGATCAGTCCGAAACGCATCAGCAATCCCGGGAACCGGGGTGATACTCAGGACTGTCGCGCAGGGGTGGCGGTCAGCAGCAACGGAGCAGCGCTGGGGTATCACGTCTGCGAAGACAGTTATCCCGGCTGGGGCGCGCAGAAATGGACTTACGTGCCGCGAGAGCTGGCAGGTGGACGGACCTCTTTTATCCATGTATTCGAGCCACTGGAAGACGGGCAGACACGCGGCGCAAATCAGTTTTACAGTGTGATGGAGCAGATGAAAATGCTCGATACGCTGCAAAATACCCAGTTGCAGAGCGCCATTGTGAAGGCCATGTACGCCGCGACCATTGAAAGCGAGCTCGATACCCAGACCGCCATGGATTTTATTCTCGGCGCTGACAGTAAAGAGCAGAGCAAAATGAGCGGATGGCTGGGGGAAATGGCAACCTACTATTCCGCAGCGCCGGTGCGCCTCGGCGGGGCGAAAGTTCCGCATCTTATGCCCGGCGACTCGCTGAATCTTCAGTCAGCTCAGGATACTGATAACGGATATTCAACCTTTGAGCAGTCCCTTCTGCGGTATATCTCTGCCGGGCTGGGCGTTTCTTACGAACAATTGTCGCGTAATTATTCACAAATGAGCTACTCGACGGCGCGCGCCAGTGCAAATGAATCATGGGCTTTCTTTATGGGACGGCGAAAGTTTATCGCCTCCCGCCAGGCCTGTCAGATGTTCCTGTGCTGGCTGGAAGAGGCCATCATCCGGCGCGTTGTGATGCTGCCCTCCAGAGCGCGTTTTACCTTTCAGGAAGCACGAAGCGCGTGGGGCAACTGCGACTGGATTGGCTCAGGGCGCATGGCTATCGATGGCCTGAAAGAGGTACAGGAGGCGGTCATGCTGATCGAGGCCGGGCTGAGTACCTATGAAAAAGAATGCGCCAAACGCGGCGAGGATTACCAGGAGATCTTTGCCCAGCAGGTGCGTGAAACACTGGAACGTCGGCAGGCCGGGCTTAACCCCCCCGCATGGGCTGCTGCTGCCTTTCAGTCCGGATTAAATAATTCCAGTAAGGAGGACGAAGATGACGCCCGAGCTGCGTAATCTCCCCCATATCGCGGGCCTCGCGTTTAATGAGCCGCTGTTACTCGAACCCGCCTATGCGCGGGTTTTCTTTTGTGCGCTGGCGGGGCAACTGGGCATAACCCGCCTGACAGACACTGTTACAGGTATGACGCTGAGCGGCGAACACATGGCTGAACCCGTTGCGATTTTCGGTGACGGTGATGACAGTGGGATGCGGCAGCCGAAAAGTTACCAGGTGATCAACGGCATTGCGGTGATACCTGTTTCCGGCACGCTGGTCAGCAAAACCCGAGCATTACAACCTTATTCGGGAATGACCGGGTACAACGGCATTATTGCCAGACTTCAGCAGGCTGTCAGCGATCCGGATGTGGAAGGGATCATGCTGGATATGGACACCCCTGGCGGAATGGTGGCGGGCGCTTTTGACTGCTCAGACGTCATCGCCCGGCTCCGCGATATCAAACCTGTCTGGGCACTCGCTAACGATATGAACTGTAGTGCCGGGCAGCTCATCGCCAGTGCAGCGTCCCGCCGGCTTGTTACCCAGACCGCGCGCACTGGTTCGATTGGCGTCATGATGGCTCACAGTAATTATGGTGCCGCGCTGAAAACGCAGGGCGTTGAGGTGACTCTCATCTACAGCGGTGAGCATAAGGTTGATGGCAACCCGTATGAGAAACTCCCCGAAAATATTCGCAACGATTTCCAGTCACGTATTGATTCTGCCCGCCAGATGTTTGCGGGCAAGGTGGCGGAATATACAGGATTGTCCGTTCAGGCGGTGCTTGATACTGAAGCAGCCGTCTTCAACGGCAGAGAAGCCATTGATGCCGGCATTGCTGACGAGCTCGTAAATAACACCGACGCGCTCAGCGTGATGCGCGATGCACTTAATAACCGTAATAAAACCATTACCGGAGGACGTATGAAAGGTTCCACTGCATCCGCAGAAACCACCCAGCAGCCAGCCGCCACATCGCCAGCTGCTGAAAACCAGACCACTGCGAATAACGCTACTGCCAGCGCAGTACCCGCAGATACTGCGAATGTCAGCGTGCAGATCGCTGAAGCAGTGAGTACTGAGAATGCGCGCATTATGGGCATTCTTAATTGTGAAGAAGCAGGCGGACGCGAAGCCCAGGCCCGCGTACTGGCTCAGACACCGGGAATGACGGTCGAGCATGCGCAGCGCATTCTTGCGGCGGCACCACAAAGCGCGCATGCGCGCACTGATACTGCGCTGGATCGTCTGATGGAAGCCGCACCGGCAGCAGTGGGACCAGGTAATGCGGCCAAGACAGCTACCGATGCTCTGATGAACACCCCTGTTTAAGAGGCAATTATGGTAAATACAGAAACTTTTGGATTTTATCAGCCGCTGGGCAACAGCGATCCGGCTCACACTGCCAGCGCGCCCGGAGGGCTTACCGGTTTAACCCTGCCGATGACGCCGCTGATGCTCAACGCTGAGACGGGAAAGCTCATTGTCTGGGACGGTGAAAAAGCGGGTGATGCTGCCGGGATTCTGGCTATCTCAGCTGATCAGAGCAGTAAACAACTGACGTTCTATAAGTCCGGTTCTTTCCGGATTGAGGATGTGCTCTGGCCCGAATCCCTTCAGGACGACACCAAAAAACGTAATGCTTTTGCTGGCACGCCCATCAGCATTGTCTGACAACTCAGTCTCTCTTGTTCATTCATAAGGGCCGCGTTTGCGGCTTTTTTTACGGGAAAAATCTATGTCCATGTATTCCACTGCACAGCTGCTGGCGGTCAATGAGAAGAAATTTAAATTTGATCCACTGTTTCTGCGCATCTTCTTTCGTGAAAGCTATCCATTCACGACTGAGAAAGTCTATCTCTCTCAGATCCCTGGCCTGGTCAATATGGCGGTGTACGTTTCGCCGGTCGTTTCCGGTGAGGTGATCCGCTCGCGCGGCGGCAGTACTTCCGAGTTCACGCCGGGCTATGTTAAGCCGAAACATGAAGTAAACCCACAAATGACGCTGCGCCGTCTTCCGGATGAAGATCCGGCAAATCTTGCAGATCCGGCCTATCGCCGCCGTCGTATTATCCTTCAGAACATGAAGGATGAAGAACTTGCCATTGCTCAGGTTGAAGAGCAGCAGGCGGTGGCAGCAGTGCTGAAAGGCAAATACACCATGAACGGCGAAAAGTTTGAGCCGGTTGAGGTGGATCTGGGGCGTAGCGCCGGAAATAACATCATTCAGTCGGGTACCGCCGCCTGGTCCGGCAAGGATAAAGAAACGTTCGACCCCACTGATGATATTGAAACCTACGCGCTGAATGCCAGCGGCGTGGTGAATATCATCGTCTTTGATCCTAAGGGATGGGCGCTGTTCCGCTCATTCAAAGCGGTTAAAGACAAGCTTGATACCCGCCGTGGCTCCAACTCGGAGCTGGAAACCGCCATCAAAGATCTTGGCAAAGCCGTTTCTTATAAGGGGATGTACGGCGATGTGGCGATCGTCGTTTACTCCGGTCAGTACGTTGAAGACGGCGTTAAAAAGAACTATCTGCCCGATCTGTCTCTGGTGCTCGGTAACACTCAGGCGCGCGGACTGCGTACTTACGGCTGCATTCAGGATGTGGATGCGCAGCGTGAAGGTATTAACGCTTCCGCTCGTTATCCGAAGAACTGGGTACAAACGGGTGACCCAGCCCGTGAATTCACCATGATCCAGTCCGCCCCGCTGATGCTGCTGGCTGACCCGGACGAGTTCGTTTCCGTAAAACTGGCCTGACGGCTGAGCATCCGGCCCTGCGGGGCCGCTTTTTCTGGAGAAAACCATGACAAAAGATGAACTGATTGCGCGTCTTAAGGCGCTGGGGGCTCAGCTGGGCCGCGATGTCAGCCTGGCCGGTTCCAAAGAAGAACTGGCTATGCGCGTGGCTGAACTTGAAGAAGAGCTTGAGGATGACGGCGACGGTGGGAGTGGCGACGTCACTACTGCAACCACTGACGCCTCAGTCTTGCCAGGCCCTGGCACCGCCGCGACGCTGGCAACTTCTGAGCGCTCTCCCGTTGCACTGAAAAAGGTTGTGGCCCGGGCCACGCTCCATATTGACGCAATCGCAGAGGACGACGATATCCCGGTCCCGATCGCGACGCTGGGTACTGTCATCCGTATTTCTTCGCAATATGTCACCGGTCTGGTTAATGCCGGACTGGTGGAAGAGGCGTAACGGGAGAGGCCGTGGCTGAATTCGATAACATTTTTGATGCGGCGATTTCCCGTGCTGACAGCACTATCCGCAATGTTATGGGGGCTGAGGCTCATATCACCTCGGGTTTGCTGGCTGGTCATCTGGTCAGAGGGGTATTCGATGATCCGGAAAATATTGGTTATGCCGGCGACGGCGTACGGATAGAGGGCGCAAGCCCCTCACTGTTCGTTGAAACAGCCAGCATAAGAAGCCTGCGGCGTATGGACACGATAAGGATTTTCAACGAGCCATACTGGGTTGAACGAATAACGCCGGATGACTGCGGTTCCTGCTATGTGTGGCTCGGTCGTGGCTTACCACCGGCCAGTACCCGCCGTCGACAGGAGGCTTAATGGGAATGAAGGGACTGGAGCAGATTATAGCCAACCTGAACAGTCTTGACCGGACTATGGTTCCCCATGCCAGCGTCTGGGCAATCAACAAGGTTGCAGCATCGGCAATAACTCGCGCTGTCCGGATTGTGGCCCGCGAGGCAGTTGCCGGAGATAACAGGGTCAAGGGATTACCGGTCCGGATCATAAGACAGCGCGTCAGGCTCAGCAAAGCGTCTACATCCGGCAAAAAATGCCGGATCCGGGTCAATCGCGGAAATCTGCCCGCTAAAAAACTCGGGCCGGTACAGGTAAGGCTAACAAGGAAGAAAGGGACGCTTTTGAAGAAGGGCAGCGTCCTGAAGGTCGGAAAATACCTTTTCAGGAATGCCTTTCTGCAGCAATTAGCCAATGGCCGCTGGCAGGTAATGCGGCGCGTAAATGGCAAAAGCCGATATCCCATCGACGTTGTGAAGGTTCCCCTGGTCGAACCGCTGACCGCGGCTTTTGAGCAGGAGAAAAAACGCATGCTGGAAGAAGACATGCCGAAGCAACTTACTGCCGCACTGCGGCAGCAACTGAGGCTGTATTTTAAACGATGAAACATACCGAAATACGTTCTGCGGTTATAGACGCACTGGAAATCGCTGTCGGGGATAGCGTCATTTATTTCGATGGCCGTCCTGCCGTTATTGAAGAAGAAGATTTTCCGGCTATCGCGGTTTATTTATCTGATGCGGAGTACACCGGTGAGAATATGGACTGCGACACCTGGCAGGCAACGCTGCACATAGAGATTTTCCTGCCTGCCCAGGTTCCTGATTCGGAGCTGGATATGTGGGTTGAATCGCGGATTTACTCTGCAATATCGGACATTCCGGCGCTGGCCAGGCTTATTACCGTGATGGTTCCACAGGGTTACGAATATCAGCGCGATGATAGCCTGGCACTGTGGAGTTCAGCCGATCTCAAATACTCAATTAATTACGAAATGTGAGGAAAAAATGCCTACACCAAACCCACTGGCTCCTGTAAAAGGTGCCGGAACGACGCTCTGGATGTATACCGGAACGGGCAATCCCTACAGTAACCCGCTGTCAGATACCGACTGGCAGCGGCTGGCAAAAATTAAAGAATTAACGCCGGGTGAAATGACGGCGGAGTCGTACGACGACACTTACCTGGATGATGAAAATGCCGACTGGACGGCAACGGCCCAGGGCGCAAAATCGGCAGGTGATACGTCGCTGACGCTGGCATGGAAGCCGGGCGAAGACGGCCAAAAGTCGCTGGTGGCATGGTTTAGCGATGGTTCCATTCGGGCCTATAAAATTAAATATCCTAACAGTGCCGTTGACGTTTTCAGGGGCTGGTGCAGCAGCCTGGGCAAAGCCATTCCCGTGAAAGAGGTGATCACCCGCACTGCGAAAATCACCAACACCGGCAAGCCTGGACTGGCGGAGGAGAGCGGCAGCTCTGCTATTGTGGTCACTGGCGTTAAACTCGATAAAGCCACGGCCAGCGTAGCTGTCGGTGCCACCAACACCGTAAATGTTTCGTTTCTCCCTGCCAGCGCATCGGATCAGTCATTCCGTGCGGCCACCTCAGACGGCAGCAAAGCCACGGTAACAGTCAGTGGCAAATCACTGATTATCACCGGCGTTGCGGCGGGCTCTGTCGACGTTATTGTGATGAGCAACGACGGCAACTTTGTTGCAACCTGTAAGCTGACCGTTACAGCCTCCTGAGGATAACAGTATGTTTTTGAAGAAAGAACCTTTTGAATTTAACGGACAGACAACCACCCTGTATGAGCTGTCAGCGCTGCAGCGCATTAATTATCTGCAGTATCTGGCCGGTGAAGAAAAGGCACTGGCGACCGCTGGCGACGAGCTGAGCGAGCAGGCAATGACTACTCAGCTGATAGGTATGAGCATTCGCAACAGCGCCCGACTGATTTCGTATTCACTCTGGCACAATGATCCCGCAGGACCATCTGAGGATGAGCTGTTCAGTCAGGTCATGAGTTCGTGGCCCGCCGGGGCCATCGGTCAGGCAGAGGTTGCCGTTAAAACCCTGTCGGGGATGATTACGCCGATCGTTGATGAGCCGCAGCCTGAGGACGATTCCAGCCACGCCGATGCAGAGGATGATGAGGCTGTTACGGTGGAAAAGTCCTAGCCAGCGAGCTTGATTTTGTCCTGAAGCTGGCGCGCGAGTTTGGGCGGCCCGACTGGCGTGCCATGCTGGCTGGCATGACGTCCTCTGAACTGGGGGACTGGCATCTGTTTTATCGGGAGCGTTTTTTTCAGGACGCGCAGCTGGATGCGCATTTTTCATCTCTGCTCTACACCATTTCTACCCTCATGCACCGGGATCCGGATATCACCCCTGCAAATTTCAGCCTGTTGTCACCGTCAGCCGGGATCGCAGCGGATAACGAACAGGATGACGATGCCATGATGCTGGCCGCGGAGGGGATCACAGGAGGCACCCGGTATGGCCCAGCAGATTAGCGATCTGGTTATTAATCTCGATCTTGACAGCGCAACGTTTACTGAGCAGGTCGCCAGAATAAAAAACCAGTTCAGCGGCCTGGCTAACGAAACGGACAAGGTTCAGTCGCGAATGCAGCAGGCAGCCGCCGCTCAGGCTGCTGCATTATCAAGAGCCGCCGCGGGTAATTCTGCGGCAATATCTGAAATGCAGTCCAGCCAGACATCTGCCACAGCTGGACTCAGTACAAATATGCAGGCGGTTAGCCGGTCTGTTGATGATGCCCATCAGCGGATTGCCGCGTTAACTCAGCAGCTACGGGAAAATGAATCCCGCTCATCACAGCTGGCGCACCAGCAGGATGCGCTGGCAGCCTCCTTTTACCGTGAAATAGATAGCGTCAGCAAACTAACAGGTGAAACGTCCTCATTATCATCCATTCAGGAACGGATTCGTCGGGAGCGAGACAAGGGGAACATCACGCAGCAGGACTATCTCGCCCTGTTATCCCAGACAACAGCCCGACAGAAAGATTTGCAGCGGGCTGAGGAAACGGCGGAGAGGACCAGGGCGCGTTTTATTGAACAACTCAAATCTCAGGTCGATGCACAGACGCTATCGCATACTGAGCTGCTGAATATGAAAGCAGCCCAGCTCGGTGTTTCCCAGCAGGCTGCTCCTTTAATCGCAAAGCTTCGTGAGCAGGATGAAGCGTGGAAGAAAGGCGGGATCAGCGCCGGCCAGTACCGGCAGGCATTAAGAATGTTGCCGGCGCAGTTTACAGATATTGCAACGTCCATCGCTGGCGGAATGCCACTATGGATGGTTCTTATCCAGCAGGGGGGCCAAATAAGTGATTCGTTTGGAGGTATAGGTGGTCTCCTCCGTTTCATTAAAGAGGAACTACTTGGCTTCAAAGAGGCCACGGATGACTCTTCAGAATCGCTTTCTGAAAATGCCAACTCCCTGGCTGAAAATGTTGAACATGGTCAAGGCTTGCTACGTTTTTTGACCCCTACCAGAGCAGCAATGGGAGGGCTGGTTGGTGTCGCATCTCTCCTGGCGACAGCATGGTATAAAGGCACGAAAGAGGCTGAGGAGTTCAATAAACAACTCATTCTTACCGGGAGTTACGCCGGCAAAACAGCAGGCCAGCTCGGCCAGCTTTCCAGGCAAATAGCTGACGATGCAGGTGTAACCATCGGCGAGGCATCGGCTACTCTGGCAAAAATTGTCGGCACGGGAAAGTTTGATGGCAGCAAACTAGAGGTTGTAGCCAGGACGGCTGCAGCAATGGAGGATGCTGTTGGGCAATCAGTTGAAACTACGATAGCTAACTTCCGGAAACTTTATGACTCACCAGCCAAAGCTTCTGAGGAGCTGAATAGCCAGCTTCATTATCTCTCATCAGCGCAGTATGAATATATCTCATCTCTTGAGAAGCGAGGATATAAAGAGGCTGCAGGAGAAGCAGCAGCCACGGCTTATGGACAGGCCGAGCAGCAACGCAGTCAACAGGTTCTTGATAATCTCGGTCTGATCGACCGGGTGGTTCGGGGAGTGTCTGATACGTGGAAAGCATACTGGGATGCTGCATTAGGTATTGGTCGTAAGCAAACTTCTGCTGACCAGCTTGAAAGCGTCAGGAAAAGGATTAAGGAAATAACCGATCAATCGCGTCCCGGTATTTTCGGGATGGGTAACATCGGTGACGGCGGTGCTGCAAATAAGGAGTTACTGGCATTACGTCAGCAGGAGAAAGAACTCGAGTTCGTCGTTAAATCTCAGGAAGGGTATTCAGAAGCCCAGGCCAGGGCGAAAAAAGCTGATGAGGATCGGACGGAATCTCTGATCTATCAGAATCAAATCCTCTCGAAAAATATCTCATGGCAGCAGCAGCGATCAGCCGCATTGACTGTCCTCTGGTCAAAGGTTGCCAAAGCACCTGAGCTATGGAGTGAAGAAGAAAGAACGAGGGCAGTTGCTCAGATCAATAAGGACTTTCACCCTTCTAAAAATCCCAAAGCGAAAGGCTACACCGTTCCTGCCGGTGAGCGCCTGGAGGATGCCGGGCAGACCGAACTACTGTCCCTTCAGGCACAGTTAAAAACTCTTCAGGAACACCGCTCTGTTAATGACACCATCAGTCAGCAGCGCAAAGACCTGTATACCACTGAATCTAAGTTTGCTGTCCTCGAGGCAGCCGCACGCACCCGGCAGTTATCGAAGCAGGAACAGTCTCTGCTGGCAAGCAAAGACCAAGTGCTGGAACTGGCACGGCAAAAAGCATTGCTTGGCGATCAGATCACCGCCCAGGAGCAACTGAACAAACGGATGGATACGGCCAGCAAATATGCCACTCAGATGGCAGAGAAGCAGGCTGCGCTTAAATCTGGTGTCGTGATGAGTGACAGGCTGGCGAGCCGGGAGACTGCGCTGTCGCAATTGCGCAGTGGCTGGCTGAATGCTGGCGGTAGTCTGGATGACGTCGGTTTCAGGCAACAACTGACCGCCGCTAATGATTATTACGCAGCGGAGGATAAGCTTCGCAGTGACTGGCAGGCGGGTGCCAAAAAAGGCTGGGCTGAATATCAGGACTCAGCTTTGAATGTGTTTTCCTCCGTTCAGCAGATTTCACAGTCGACGTTTAGTGGACTGGCGAACCAGCTCACCATGCTGACCACCACCGGCAAGGCCAGCTTTAAGGAATTTACAACATCCATACTGAAGATGATCGCGTCGGTCACTAATCAGTTGCTGGTGGCATACACCCTTCAGAGCGCGATGGGCTGGATTTCGGGCAATGCTCAAATGCCTGCTACCGGGCAGTCTCTGGCGGTACCGTCATTTCGCCCACCCGGTTACGACGGTGGCGGCTTTACGGGGCATGGCGGCAAGTATGATCCTGCTGGGATTGTTCACCGCGGCGAGTTCGTTTTCCATAAAAAGGCCACCAGCCGGCTTGGCGTCGGCAATCTTTACCGGCTTATGCGTGGATATGCCACAGGCGGGCTGGTGGGTGGCAGTGGAAGCCCGGCGGGTGCCTCTCCTTTTGGTGTCAACGTCTACGCGCCTGTCAGCGTTACCACACAGCAGGATAACGCACAGCCGAAAGGTAACAACGATCAGCTTGGCCGCGCTTATCAGCAGGTTATTGATAAAGCGGTCCGTGACGGTATTGCCCGTGAAAGTCGCCCCGGCGGGATCCTCTGGGGTGGGTCAAAGCAGAGGTAAATAATGGCGATTGAACATTTCGGCTGGCGCATTCAGGCAGCCAGTCAGCCCACTACCAGCAGTAAGGATGTGGTGAGAAAGGCACAGTTTGGTGACGGCTATGCGCAGGTGTCCGGCTCCGGTATTAACGATGAAACTCTGACATATGATTTCTCGTTTACCGGGAGGCCGGACACCGCGCTTGAGATACATGCATTCCTGCGACGCCACAAAACGAAAGCATTTTCTTTTACACCACCGTTCGGCGAGCTCGCGCTCTGGCGTGTTGAACCCGACAGCCTGAAAAAATCAGCGAGGGGTAAAACGCTTCTCACCATCACCGCAACTTTTACACAGGCATTTGCACCATGAGTTTAAACAGTGATTACCAGAAGCTGGAGCCGGGCAACACTGTCCGGCTTTTTGTTGTTGACGGTACCGCATTTGGCATCAGTGATGCGATGCGTTTTCATTCGCATAATATCGCCCATACACCGGAAGAAATTCAGGCCGCCGGCGGCGATGAGAAAAAGCTGACAGCTAAATCTATCTGGTGGCAGGGGGAAGAGTACAAAGCGTGGCCCTGTCAGATTGAGGACATCGGGGCATCGACTACGGGTGCCGGTGCCCAGCCTAAACTGACGGTCGCTAATCTGGACAGCTCGATCACGGCTTTGTGCCTGGCCTATGACGATCTTCTCCAGGCGAAAGTAATCATCCGGGACACGCTGACCGCATACCTTGACGCGCGAAACTTCCCTGGTGGCAATCCATCAGCGGATCCGACGCAGGAAAAAACGCAGGTCTGGTACATCGATTCGAAGAACAGCGAAACAAATGAAATTGTAGAATTTACGCTGTCCAGCCCGATGGACTTACAGGGGCTGATGATCCCCACGCGGCAGCTACATTCGCTCTGTACCTGGTGTATCCGTAATAAATACCGCTCCGGCGATGGATGTGATTATGCCGGGACCCGCTACTTCGATAAAAATAACAAGCCTGTCGATGATCCGTCTCGCGACGAGTGCAACGGCACGCTGACCGCCTGCAAACTACGGTTCGGCGAAAATAACGAGCTGCCTTTTGGTGGCTTTCCCGGCACGTCGCTAATCAGGAGCTGACATGCGCGAAAAAACTCTTTCAGCGATTATGGCGCATGCGGAGCTGGAATACCCGCGCGAGTGCTGCGGCGTGGTGGCGCAAAAAAGCCGCGTCGAGCGTTACTTTCCGTGCCGCAATCTGGCTACCGAGCCAGAGGAACACTTTCACCTGTCTCCGGAGGATTATGCTCTTGCCGAAGACTGGGGCGCAGTCACTGCTATCGTGCACAGTCATCCCGACGCCACGACGCAGCCGAGCGAACTGGATAAAGCGCAGTGTGACGCCACGCTGTTACCCTGGCATATCGTAAGCTGGCCGGACGGTGATTTACGGACCATTCAGCCGCGGGGTGAACTGCCATTGCTGGAGCGCCCTTTTGTGCTCGGTCATTTAGACTGCTGGGGGCTGGTGATGAGCCACTATCGCCAGACGTATGGTATAGAGCTACGCGATTACCGCGTGGATTACCCGTGGTGGGAGGACCAGTACATTGATAACTTTTATCAGGACTGCTGGTATGAATGTGGTTTTCGTGAGTTCACCGGCAACCCGCAACCGGGGGATCTTATTATCATGCAGGTGCAGTCGGCTAAATGGAATCACGCGGGGATCATGCTGGAAGGCAACATGATGATGCACCATATGTACGGGATGCTGAGTAACCGGGTGCCTTATGGCGGATACTGGCAGGAGCGCACAATGAAGATCCTGAGGCATGTTAATCTGTTATCATGATGTAGACCTCTTGAAAGGAATATATCAATGAAAAAATTACTGGTTTCAATTTCTATAATTACATTGTCTGCCTGCGTTAATATGCAAGAGCTACGAGAAAAGAAGCCTGACTATACAACTTCTTCTACAAAATCAACAGATGTAGTTTCTAATTGCATCTTGAATGAATGGCAAAAAAATGTCTTTCGTTATGGCAATGTGTTTATTCAAGATTATGTTTCTCTCAAAAATGGCAAATCAATTTATTCGGAATCGCAAAGTGAGATTGCCGATGTGTACACTGATAATGGCGTAACACACATTAACTTTTATCACCAGAGAGCATTGTTTGGTTATCGTGTTGACGAAAGAGTTAATGGCATAAAACGATGCTTATAAAATTACATGACCTGCTACGGCAGGTTTTTTTATGAGGACATTATGAAAGAGATAATGATAAGGATTGAACTTTCGGGAATTCTTGGTAAGACATTTGGAAAAACACATTTCCGCTTAATCAGAACGACACATGAGGCTACCCGAGCTTTAGCAGCCACTGTAAAGGGATTTGAACAATTTATGATATCCAGCAAGCGTCGTGGCTTAACGTTTTCTGTCTTTAGTGGAAAGAAAAATATTAGCATTGATGACTTAGGTTTTCCCGTTTCAGATGAGGTTGTACGAATCGTTCCAGTAATAATTGGTAGTAAGAGAGCTGGGATGTTTCAAACTATTTTAGGGGTAGCCCTCGTTACCGTGGCGGCTTTCGTAACTGGTGGAGCAGCAGTTGGTATCGGCGGAACTGCATTTGCTGGAAGTTGGGGAACGGTTGCGGCTATAGGCGCATCAATGGCTATAGGTGGTGTTGTTCAGCTACTTTCCCCGCAACCCTCAGGGCTTGCCAGTAAGCAGGATCCGGATAACCGCGCCTCTTATGCCTTCGGTAGCGTAACCAACACCACTGCCCAGGGTTATCCCGTTCCGTTGGGCTACGGTAAACGGCGCATCGGTGGTGCAGTGCTTTCAGCCGGGATTTACGTCGAAGACCAGCAATAAAATACCTCCACAGTTCAGACCGCCGCCCGGCGGTTTTTTTATGGGTGCAATATGGCAAACCAGATTAAAGGACGCAAAGGCGGCGGCTCTAAACAACGCACGCCCGTAGAACAACCGGACGACCTGCAGTCGATCGCAAAAGCAAAAATCCTGCTCGCGCTTGGCGAAGGTGAGTTTGAAGGTGGGCTGGACGGGAAGAGTATTTTTCTTGACGGCACGCCACTGATAAACAGTGATGGGTCGGAAAACTTTTCCGGTGTTAAATGGGAATTCCGTCCCGGCACCCAGGCGCAAACCTATATTCAGGGTATGCCGGTTACGGTAAACGAAATTAATGTTGGCTCTGAGATTTCAAGCGATACCGCGTGGACTCATACCTTCAATAATATGCAGTTGTCCGCCGTGCGCCTTCGCCTTAAATGGCCGTCTATTTTCAGACAGCAGAATAACGGCGATTTAGTCGGCAATATTATTAATTACGCTGTCGATTTGCAGACCGACGGCGGCACCTGGCAGACAGTGCTTAATACATCGGTGTCAGGCAAAACCACTTCAGGTTATGAGCGCAGCCACCGGATTGATTTACCGCGTGCCAGCCGGGGCTGGACCGTGCGCATTCGTAAGCTTACCGCTGATGCACATAGTGCGAAAATCGGCGATACAATGACGCTGCAAAGCTACACGGAAGTTATTGACGCCAAGCTCCGCTACCCTAATACGGCGCTGTTATATATTGAATTCGACTCCAGTCAGTTTAACGGTAATATTCCACAGGTTTCCTGTGAACCTAAAATGCGCGTTGTGCGCGTGCCGGATAACTATGATCCGTTGACCCGCAGATACAGTGGTACGTGGACTGGTAGCTTTAAATGGGCATGGACGGATAACCCGGCGTGGATATTTTACGATCTGGTCGTGACTGAGCGCTTCGGGCTGGGTAATCGTCTGACCGCAGAGAATATCGATAAGTGGATTCTCTACCAGGTTGCGCAATACTGCGATCAGCCTGTCCCTGATGGTAAGGGTGGCAACGGTACCGAGCCGCGCTATAAGTGTGACGTTTATATCCAGGATCGCAACGATGCTTATACGGTCATACGTGACTTCGCTGCAATTTTTCGGGGTATGACGTACTGGGGCGGGGATAAGATCGTTGCGCTGGCCGATATGCCACGCGATATCGACTTCAGCTATACCCGTGCTAATGTCATTGATGGCCTGTTCACGTACAGCAGCAGCACGGCCAAAACCCGCTATACGAATGCGCTGGTTTCGTATTCAGATCCACAAAATGGTTACAGTGATGCAATGGAGCCTGTATTTGAACAGGCCCTGGTTGCTCGCTATGGTTTCAACCAGCTTGAAATGACCGCAATCGGCTGTACCCGTCAGTCAGAAGCCAACCGAAAAGGCCGCTGGGGCATCCTGACCAACAATAAAGATCGCGTCGTGACGTTCTCTGTCGGGCTGGACGGTAATATCCCGCAGCCGGGCTACATTATCGCGGTCGCCGATGAAATGCTGTCCGGTAAAGTGACGGGTGGGCGCATCAGCGCTGTAAGTGGCCGCGTGATCACTCTTGATCGCAAGGCTGATGCTAAGGCCGGCGATCGCTTAATCCTGAACCTGCCTTCCGGCGCGGCTCAGACGCGTACTATTCAGGAAATCAGCGGGCGAATTGTTACCGTCACAACGGCTTTCAGCGAAACCCCCCAGGCAGAAGGCGTGTGGGTGGTAGAGTCCGACGAACTGTACGCGCAGCAGTATCGCGTGGTCAGCGTTTCCGATAATAATGATGGCACTTTTACCATTGCTGCCGCGTCACACGATCCGGACAAATACGCACGAATTGATACCGGGGCGATCATCGAGCCGCGTCCGATAAGCGTTATTCCGCCCGGTAATCAGGCGACACCAGAAAACATCCTGATCGACAGTTATTCCGTGGTGAATCAGGGCGTGAGCGTTGAAACAATGCGTGCCACCTGGGAGCCTGCTGTCAATGCTATCGCCTATGAAGCACAGTGGCGCCGTAACGAAGGTAACTGGGTTAATGTTCCGCGCAGCGCCACGAACAGCTTTGAGGTACCGGCCATTTACACAGGCCGTTATCTGGTCCGTGTTCGCGCAATGAATGCCGCTGAAATTTCCAGTGGCTGGGGTTATTCACCTGAGCAAACGCTGACTGGTAAAGTTGGATCACCTTCCGCACCTGTTGGTCTTTCAACGCAGGGCATTATTTTTGGCGTCATGCTGAACTGGGAATTTCCGGCCGGGACCGGGGATACGCTTAAAACCGAGATCCAGTACAGCGCGACTGCAACCGGCACAAATCCGCTGTTGCTGGCTGATGTGCCTTACCCGCAAAAAACTTACCAGCAGCTCGGCCTGAAATTCGGCGTCACATTCTGGTACCGCGCGCGGCTGGTGGACAAAACCGGCAACCAGAGCGCGTGGACTGGCTGGGTCAGCGGTATTCCGGCTGATAATGTCGCTGACTATATCGACAACATGGACGAGGCGATCCGCGACACCGACACGTACAAAGAGCTGGATAAGTCGATTCAGGACAAACAGACTGCGATCTCTAAAGAAGTTACTGACCGTGCCGCCGCCCTCACCAAAGAAGCCAGCGATCGCGCCGCTGCGATTTTGAAGGAAACAACGGCCCGCAGCCAGGCGCTTACCAAAGAAGCTGGCGACCGTACAGCAGCGATCGCGGCGGAGGCTACCGCGCGCGCCCAGCAGGACCAGAAAGTAGCAGCGGATGCCGCAAATGGACTGCTTAACGAGAAACTTACACGCGAAGCGGCAATTTCTGAAACCAATCTGATCATTCAGAACAAAACGGACTCACTGGCGCGGTCGATCGCCCAGGTAGCAGCGGGTAGCGGCACACAGTTCGATTCACTGAAAATCTGGCATTTTAATTCTGCGAGCGTTGAGGGCTGGACCGGTAACGGTACGCCAACAGTGGTGGATAATTGCCTGCGTCCCGCGAACCATGCAACCGATCCGTATGTGACGTCTCCTGCAGGGCTGAACATTGACGCGGCATCATACAAATTTGTGAAGTTGCGGATCATCCGTACCGGTAAACCCGTATGGGCAGGTCAGTTACGCTGGACCGGTACAGCCGGACAGTTTGCCGATGCCCGGATGATAACCCTGCCGGAGCCTGCATTTGACGCAGGCGGCGTGGCTACCGTTGATTTCAGTGATATTAAGTGGAGTGCCCTGGCGAACGTGGTGCAGTTCCGTCTCGATCTGAGTAATGCACAGACGGCCAGTGACTATTTTCTGATTGACTGGATAGCGGTCGGGCGTCCTGCACCGGGTGCAAGTACGGCTGCACTGGAGGATGAGTCGACGGCGCGTATTTCGGCAGACGCTGCGGAGGCCACGGCACGTAACACCCTGGCGGCCCAGCTGCGCGGCGGTAACGACGGTATCGATCCGTCTAAACTGACCAGCGGTCTGGTTTACAACGAACGTCAGGTGCGTATCACTGCAGAGAAAGCTATCGCCGAAGACGTTGAAGCACTGGAGACGAACTTCAACAGCAACAAAGCGGCGGTGCAGCAGTCATTGTCGGCCCTGACCGATGGGCAGACGGCGCAAGGTAATGCCATTACGAACATCAGCGCGGCGCTTAAGTACAGCAATATCGAAGCCGATAACATGCTGACCAACGGATCGTTTGAGTCTGATTTTGATTTCTGGGATGACGCGGCCAACCGCCAGTACCAGAGCATTATCAGTGGCGGGGCGTTCAGCGGTAACAGGTTTCTCCGGTTTTCTGCATTCAACGGCACGTCGTCCCTGATCCAGAAAAATATCCTGCTGCTGAAGGGGCGCACTTACCGGGTGTCGGCTGTATGCCGGTTCTCTGCGGATGCGGTCGATCTCGGTACCGGGAATACGAAGCTGGCCATTCGCAATGATGCCACCAACGATCACATCGCGTCGGTTCCTTTTGGCCGGGGTGAAAACCCGCTTCCGGTGTCGTGGGTTGAACGGTCGTTTGACTATACCCCTGCCACCTCGGACATTCAGGTCAGGATCAGCATTGGCTCTTACCTCGGGGCCGGGTCGATGGATGTCGATTTTGTTCGCGTCATGGATATTACTGACGCAAAAGCCATTGAGACAAAAGCCGACGCCGGTGCGCTGACCACGCTTGACGGCAAAGTGAAAGCCATCGGCGATACCGTGGACGCGCAGGGTACCGCGCTGACGCAGGTGCAGGCCAGTATCGGACGGCGTACCGTCTTTCGGGCTGTGTCGGTCGGCAGCGGCGGCACGGGCGGCATTACGGCGGCGGGTATTTTCAAAGAGGATGGTACGAAAGTCGCCACGCCGGCACGGTCCTACATGCTCGTTGTTTTCTCCACAAATGCCGACGGTTCAACGACGTTAACCCGGACTAACTACGATTTGTACGGCAGCGGCGTGGCCGCTTCGGGAGCATTTAACGATGCAGTGGCGGCGATGCCCAGCGGCACCTACGTGGCCGTCACCACGTATGATGAACCGAACGGCAGTAAATCGCGTATCTATGATGCGATAGAAAGCCTGGGCGGGAGCCGGGAGGCGATGAACCAGATGGTTTCCCGCAGCGCGTACATTCTGCTGGGCTGTAAAGGCATCGGGAAGGGCAACGGGCAGGAACTGGTCAGCCCGGTGGCAGGTGCGGCGGATGCGCGGGTGTCGACTGCGATTGAGTTCGTTAACGGCACCATGATCGGCCTCGGCGCAGGCGCATCGGCGATTGCTAATGCTAACGCCTCGGCCACCACCGCGCTTGACGCGAAAGTGACGCAGCAGGGTAAAGATATCAGCACGCAGGCGGATGCCATCACCCAACTGAAAACGGATGTGGGCGGAAAAGCCAGCCAGCAGGCACTGAGCCAGCTCAGCCAGCGCGTGACGGTTACGGAAGGTGATATAAAAAGCCAGCAGGATGCCATTACCGGGCTGGCCAACATCGTGGGCGATAAAGCCGACGCCAGCGCCGTGCAGAAGCTGAGTACCGACGTCAGCAACCAGGGAAAAAGGCTTACTGAGGTTGAGAAGAATACTGAAGCTAATGCCTCTGCAACAACGGCGCTCAGATCATCCCTGAAAGATGCCGTCTCTGATGCCACCAATATGGTGATTAACGGCGGGGCTGAGTATGGTACCGATTTCTGGGAAAACATCACCGCATACATCACCACTGTCACAGCCTCACCGTATATCGGGAGCCGCTGCTTTGCTTTCAGCGGTCCGGCGAGCACGCAAATCTGGCAGGGTGGCCTGCTTCTGAAAGCGGGAAGGACGTACAGAGCATCAGTAATGGTCAAATGCTCTGCGGCTGATGCCGTCGCCGGATGGGGGAATACCAAGCTGTCCGTGCGTACCGGTGATACCAACTCCGAAATCAAATCCGTCTCGTTTAAATCCGGCAATGATGCGCCAGTGACCTGGACACAGTTCACGATTGACTACAAACCGGAGACGGATGCGATGATTCGCCTCACCGTGTTTAGCTGGCTGACGTCCGGCAGCACAATGTGGGTGGACGATGTACGCCTGGAAGACATAACCGATGCACAGGCCAACGCCGTAACAGCAGATGTAGTTACGCAGCTTCAGACTTCAGTCAAACAGAACGGTGACGCGCTGACGGCGCAGGCTAAGAGCCTTGAGTCTCTTAATACCAGCCTTGGTAAGAAGGCAGATGCCAGTGCACTGTCGGAAACCAACACAACGGTCACGCAGCAGGGTAAGGATATCAAAGCCACTACGGATTCAGTGAACTTGCTTAAAACGCGCGTGGAGGGCGCGGAATCGGGGCTGAATCAGACGTTTGAATCCATTGCTCAGGCCGGGTTTGCACAGATGAGAGGGTTCTACGAGCAGCGCGCAGAAATTGTCACTAACACCACGAAAATCACCGCCTCCATCAACGAGGTGAATGTGACCATCGCGAATGAATCAGGCGCGGTGGCCCAGCAGATGAGCACGTTGCGGGCCAGTGTGGGAGATAATGCCGCAGCCATTCAGATGACGTCCTCCACGCTGGCAGATGTGTCCGGTAAGCTGTCGGCGCAATGGGGCGTTAAGGTTCAGGTGGATGCGCAGGGCCGCTCTTACATTGCCGGTATTCAGCTGGGTATCGACGGTAATGGCTCATCTCAGTTTCTGATTGATGCCGACACGTTCGGGATTTACAACCCGAACGCAGCCGGTGGGCGGGTACTGGCGTTTGCAGTGAGTGGCGCGACCGCGTACCTGCGCACGGCAATGATTCAGGATGCGGCCATCGACAGCGCCAAGATAAAAAATGGCGCCATCGGACGCCTGCAAATTGCAGACACGATTTCGTCTGACAATTTCAGTCCGGGCAGCAGTGGCCTGCAGATTGATTTTCGCAACGGCACTATTCAGATTAATGGCAACACGCCGGGACAGGGACGCTTCGCGCAGGATAATAACCGCATCGTCTGGTACGACAGCCAGGGCAGGCCAACGGCCGTTTTTGGAGCAAGACTATAATGGCAGGCTTTCAGACGTTCATTAACGGGACATCGTTTGATGTATTGAATGCGATGTCATTCACCTACGTCATCGATGTGATAGACACCTCCGGTGCCGGCAGCCGGAGTTATCCTTCACAGAGCATGAACTACAGTGCTTACCTTCTGAATAACTTTTCCGCAACCACCTATCAGGCACGAAATTACAGCGTAACCGTCTCCGGCAATACGGTGTCCTGGGACGTGCCGAACGCGGTGAAGATTGTGGTCTTTGCCGTACCAAAACAGGGCGCAGATACCGGATACGGCGGATTTTCGTATTACGACTATCCGGGTGGACAGCGCACGATAAAGCTGGCCCCTGACTTCGTGCCGTTTAACCTGGTTCAGGTTATTGATATCGGGGCAGGGCCGGGGGACCTTGAAACAGTGGTCCCGCTCAACAAGGGGATGGTGGCCTTTCACCGTGCGCTGAACATGAGCATTAATCAGTACGACCAGATTGTCTGGGAGCAGGTGTCAGGCAATGGCCGCCACGTTATCCGGGTGACGAATAACCCTTACGGCGGACGACTTTATGTGTTCTCAGACATGCTGCTGAATATACCGGCCGGAGGATTTTACATGTACCGCGACGGGCAGATGGTCTGGCACAGCAACTGCCTGCCGCTGAATCTGCGGCAGATGCCGGGCGGCGATATCGACAGTGACAGTCCGCTGGCGGTGGCGTCGAACGTCAGCGCGAATCTGTTTCTCAGGCAGGACCCGCAGTATCCGACCGGCTACGAGAACCGCCAGTGCGCCGCCGCCGGGTACGTTAACGGACGATGGCGCGCAACCATCGCTGCCACTTTTTCCAGCCGCTATATCAGCGACCCCCGCGAGGGCGAGAGCATCCGGCCCTGGGCGGTCGGCGGCTATCCGGGCTACATCGAAACCACCGTTTATGACGACTACTACCGGGCTGCGCTCGGAGTTTAATACGAGGATAATTTATGGCTACCATATCAGACGACCTGGCCGCATCGCTGACAAAAATTCTTCAGCTTGCCCAGCTTGATATTCAGAATCTGGACAAGCTGTTTAACGGTAATGGCGACGTGACCATTACCCGCGCCGACAGCTCAACTTTTACAGCGGCAACGTGGGCAAAGATGATGGCGGCCACAGTCGACAATATGAAAAAGCGGGGTAGTTTAGGAGTAAACAATCTTAATGAAATTAACGGCACCTTAGACGGTTTCTGGACGCAAGGCGCGACGTCTAACGCCATCGCAAGCCGTAACTATCCAGAGCAAATTGCGGGTTCTTTGTTGGTGATGCAGAATGCAACAAATAATGCCGCTGGTTGTACTCAGATGTATTTTCCCCATAACAATAATAATTGTTATGTGAGGACCGGCATCGCCAATGCAAGTGGCATTTCATCATGGACTGTCTGGCAAAAACTGGCCTTTACCAGCGACCCGGAATTTTTGGGAAAGGTTGCTATGCCAGGTGTAATGCATCTGAAAAAAGACAAGGTGATTCTGAAAGCCGGGGATGACAATACGTTCATTCTTACCGTCGGAGGTAATACTGACGTCTGTGCATGGAGCGGTAATGGCCTGTTCCTGCCGCAAACCCTGGATGCTGTCAGAGGATTCAGGTCCCACATGGGACTCGGCAGCGCCAGCGGGAATAACCTGTACTGCTACGGCTGGGATGGTTCAAAGATGAACCTCTACGTAGACAATGAGGCGGTAGGGTCCTTGAATACCACAAAAACGTCAGACCGGGGACTGAAAAAAGATATTGTTTACACTCCGCTGGATGACAGGCTGGTGGCGCTGGATGAGGTAATGCGCTGGGCTACAGCGACATTCAAAATGAAAGCACGTGGTGATGTTATTCCTGAGTCGCCTGAAATGTTGGGTTTTATCGCCAACGATTTGAAAGATGTTAGTCCGGAGTGTGTTTCAGGGCAGGGGCTGGAGGAAGACGATGAGCCGGACCCACTAAAAGCGTACACACTGGATTCGATTGCTATGATTGCAAAAATGACAATGGCAATGCAGGCCCAGCAGGATCAGATAACTGCCCTGCAAAACATGGTTAATGATTTGAAAGCTAAACTAGTTTCTAGGCAATGAGTCTGTTGATTATTTACCTTAGCTTTATAATTAAACAGCCAAAAATATCCAACCATCCCTGGTTAACTGAACATTTCAATTCAAAAATTAATTATCTTTCTGGTATGTTCATGGGGATATACCTGGAAAAAAATAAAATCTCCCTCCCAGTATTTATCCTTCCTGGTGTAGCTGATTCAAATTTTTTAAGATTAGCTTTAACCAAATTAATGGCTGAAAGAATTGCTTTTTTTCTTACGATATTTCTTTCAGCCATCATCATTGACTCGAGTTCAGTAAGGAGGCTTTCAAAACTTACCTGTGCGTCAGAATCCAGTATTTTTATGACAGCTTCGCCAAGAATAATATCAGTCAGTTTCTCATCTTCTCTATACATAACAGCTACTTATTAGTAATTTTGAGGGTTAGCTCACGAATAAAGTTTGGGCAGAAAAAATTCTGTCTGCGGCTTAACTTAAGGGCTGTCAGGATGCCTGTATAGACATCTGATATACTCACGACATTTCGAAAGCCTGGCAGGTCTTCCTAGTGTAACGCTTTTATCAGGGAATTCAAATGCGCATTGAAAAAAGCTTAGTTAAATTGCTATTTGACCAGGTCTTTTTAGATCATGTTTCATAAGTGCATATATAACAGCTAAAATATATGGTTAAAGAGGGTAATGGCCGTAGTAATCGATAAGTTGTTTTTTTCTGAATTTATACTAAATTTAAGTTTACAATGAAAGAGGAGTTTAAAATGAGTAATGATTTTGATGCATTTAACCCAGAAGAGCATTATGCAGTATTGTGTACTATTCTTGGGGACGCAGTTTTTAACCTGCATCGTCAAAATGAGCCTGTAACTATAGCATGCATAGTTAATCGTCTTTCTGAAGAAAGAAGGCAGCGAGATAATAAACTTGAAGACGGGTATTACGAGGCTGTAATACGTGTTTTGTCTGAAAAAACAAGTGAGTAGTTGAGGGTTGGTAAAAAATCATATGTTTCGTAGAAAGCTTAACATATGATTTTCAAACCTTACCAAACGTTTTTTGATTTTCGGAGAGTAGGTCGATTGCAGTTTGTATTGCAATTTTATTATCTCTCCTTTTTAGATTTTGTTTCGTTACCTGTAAGTATTCAAGCAATGTTCTGGCATTTATAGGCCTTCCCTGACGGGCAATTACCAGCACTGCCTCACCAATAGCAAGTTTAACATGTGGTAATTGGCTTGGAAACCAATCAAGAGTGTCTTCAGAGTTCATTTTATTTATCTGCAACCTGTTGTTAATAATCATCTTGATTATTAGAAATAGCGATTCCCAGGCGCATCAAAGCCAGTGCTATTATGGTGAAAGCAATCACCCCAATTAGAGGTATTAAAATTATAAACATATTAATGTATGACCCTTTTGTAATTATTTCAGTAAAAAATAAGCTGTGGGCTTACGAAAAGAAGTTCTATCGTTTTGATACAATGCGCTTTAAATGGTAGGAAAGATACTTTAATTTAGGTTATTTGTTAAAATAAAAATATTTGACGAGTTTTAATTTTTGTCTCTTTGTTTTGTAGGGTTTTATTCTTATGGGGTTCATTGAAAAGTTTTGTCAGCAACAATGTTACCGTATGGATTTTTTTGAGTTGGCATAATGAAAAGGGATGATTAGAATGCTATCTATCATTCGTCTTCTGTGCCAGTTCTTAGGCAATGATATCATGTGTATGCATGGAAAGAATAAAATAACTCACGAAATTTCTCATGATGATCATTGTTGTCCATTGAGTACTGTAATTATAACGATTTGATGTAATGCTATCCTCAATCAAGGGGAACGCTGTTTTTTGCCGGGCAGGGCATACAGCAGTCATGGAAGATGAAGCGGGAGATGTTGTCACCCTGCTATACGATGCGGTGGACGAATTTACCGCTCGTAAGGGCGAAATGATTATTCGTGAAATGGGTTATTATAACTCCCGGATGATTGATTTTGGCCCTGCTTATGCAGGGCTTTGTTCCGCTATGAGCGAGAAGCGGACGTCGATGATTAGTCTCTTTAGCCAGATTACAGATGCAACCGTTAATATAAACGGCTGCATCTGTAAC